TTATTCTTTTTCTTGAGTCAGTTCTTGGATTATTTTGTCTTGCATTTCTTCCGATTCTTTTCTTAAGAATTCTAAACTCATTATAATTATAGATTTAATGATTGTAAGGTACAAACTAGCTGAAACAATGGCTTTAATAATAAGCAATAAGTAATCAAATAGCGAAACATTTTGTGTCTCTGCAAGAAGTAATAATTTTTGAGTTATAGTGAAAGAACTTATATTCTGTGGATAAAACTTCAGAATATAGCAAAATAGAATGATTTTCAAAGAATAATTTAATAATACTCTATTTACTTCTGTTTTAAAAAATAATAATGTAGGAACAATAATAAAAAATAAGATAGCTTCATTATAAACAGATAGACTTGGGAATAAATTAAATAAAAATACAATAGCAGATGAGAAAAAATGTACAGAATAATATTTATCTTTCAAAAAAAGAAGCCTATTTATTGGAAGTCTTAGTATAAGATAAAAATATTTACATCCTGTTATTAAAGTATAAAAAACAAAGTAAAAGAAAATTTGAAGTAATAAAAAAGGAATAATTAGAAAAATAGAAAAGTAACTATCAAACATATAAAATGTACCTCCAAAGTTTTTAAATAAATTATAGCTTTTAAGAGGTTAAAAATCAAATAAAAGGTGGAGGAGATGAACGATAAAAATAATTTAATAGTATTTGAAAATACAGAACTTCAAGTGATGGTAAACAATAATCATGAAATTGAAATGGACATAGATGAATTAGCAAAAGCTTTAAATTTTAAAGAAAAAGATTATTTAAAAAAATTGATTGCTAGAAATCCAGAGTTACAAAGTTCAGAGTTTTCAAAAATAAAAAAAGTTTTAAGCAATGAAGGGGGCGTGTTAAAGAAAAGAGATAAAAGAGTGTTTAATCAAGATGGAATCTTTGAGATTTCTTATTTAGCAAATACAGATAGAGCTAAAGACTTCAGAAGGTTTATAAAAGCATTTTCAAAAGAAATGATAACAAGAATTAAAAATAATCAAATAGCTTTAAATCAAGGAGTTCCAGCACTACAAACAAAGATAGAACCAAAAATAGATCAAATGCTGGAATTAGTAACTCAGAGAGATGATGAAATAGCAAACATATTTGAATTTTTTGAAAAAGCAAAAGAATATTTTGAAATGATTGGAGTGATGCAAAAAGATATAAAACTAATAAAAAGTAAGATGGATGAAATTGTTGATGCTGTTAATGAACTAAGTGATGAAGTGTATGGAGATGAAGATGGAGGAAAACAATAAATTTTATTTTGATTTATTAAGTCTTGAATCAGAAATGAACTACAGAGACTATTCAATTTCAACTCGAAGAACATACAAAAGAATAGTAAAAGAATTTTTAGAAGTAACTAATAAGGATGTGATAGATGTAAAAAAAGAAGATGTAACAAGATTTTTAGATAATAAATTAATGGAATTATCAGTAAATACCATACTTGTAGAACTTAATGCTTTGGAGTTTTTCTTTGAAGAAATACTAGGCTTGAATATAACTGAAAATATTAGAAAGTATAAAAGAGTCTTTAAAAGAAAAGATTTTATAACAATAGAGCAGTTTAATATATTGGTAGCTTCAGTACCTGAAAGGGAAAGACTTATGTACTTAGTTCTTAAAGAATTAGGCTTATTTTTCAAAGAGATTGTAGAAATAAAAGTTGAAGACATTGACTATCCAGCTTCAACAATATTAGGAAGGAGAGTAAGTAAGGATCTAATAAAAAATCTATTGCAATATGCTGAAAAGCATGAGCTTGAAAATGAAATTTTTCCATTTGAGCTGACTACTTTATGGAAAAGCAACAAATTAAATACAAAGAAATATTTAGGAAGAGTATGTAGTCTTGACGATATGAAACATTCAATAGCTTTGGAGCTATATATAAAACAAGGAAAAGAAGAGGAGGCAGTTGAGTATTTAAGATTGAAAGATAGATATAGCTTAAGACAATATTATAAGAGAGTAGGTTATCAATATTTTAATTATTAAAAAAAGGACATCATGCTCGGCAAAGCTATGGTGTCCCAAATAAAAAAAACAACACTTTGATTATATCAAAAAGGAGAAGAAATGGAAAGAATAAATTTTTTAAAAGGAATGCTTGAACACTTAAGAAAGCATCCAAACACATATAAAAAGATGATTTTAAAGATAGAAAAGGAGCTTGAAAATGTGTATAGAACAGAAGGTAGAGCAATATAGAGAAAAATTAATTAGAATAACAGAAATAAAAAAGAATTTAATTGATGCTGAGATAAGTCTACAGAAAGTAATGCAAGAACTTAATCTTACACAATATGAATTCAAAAAGCTTTTAAATGGTGAATTAGAAGAAAGAGAAGCTGAAGTTTTAGCACTATGTGAAAAGACACCAGGATATATTAAAAATAGAGATAAAAAAGTAAAGACTTTTCAAAAGTTGCTACTACAAAGAGATTTGACATTGAAAGATTTTTGCAAAAATGAAAGATTAGATGAAAAGAAGGTATATAGAGCATTAAGAGGGCTTAATGCAGAAAGAGATCTAGAGACTGAAAAGGGAATTGAAAGGGCTTTGAATGTAAGGATCTTTTAGAAAGGAGCTTTTATGACAAAAGAATACTTATTAGAAGATTTACAAAGACTCTTTGAAAAAACTAGAACTCAGGCTTTAAGATTTGCACAAGTTCAAGGCTGGACTGTTGAAAAGAAAAAAATTGGAAAAGTTTATAAGAATGTCTATAAGGCTTCTGAAATTGATGCTTATATATCATCATTAGTAGAAGTTAAAGAAGAAAAAGAAAAGAAGGTAGCAACTAGAACTGTTGTAAAAAAAGAGGCAACAGCAATTGATGAACTCCCTAGTTGGAATCAACGAGTTGCAAATGCAAGATTTATCATTTGTATGAAGTTAGAAGAAAAATATGAGGAAGGTGGAGATAGTAAGGAAGAAATAATAAAAAAATTTGTAAATGATGTAAATAGAAATTATCCACAACAAATGGAAATTTTAAAGAAGTTGACAGTCCCTACACTTCGTAGGTGGTGGGGAATATATGTAAAAAATAAGCATAATCCTTTGGCTTTAGCTTCAGGACATGGAACAACTAAAGGAATAAGAAGAGTAGAAAAAGAAGTTTTAGAATTTGCTAAGATGCTATATTTTAGCAAAAATAAACCAAAAATTTCTTTTGTTTTTGAAAGAGTTGTTGCAATGTTTGGAGTAAAAGCAATTAGTTATGGAACTCTAAGAAATTATCTTAATAAGGATATAAATATTATTGAAAAAGATAAGGCAAGAATGGGGAACAAAGAGTTTAAAGATACTTATACACCATATATTGAAAGAAGTTATGAAGATATTAAAGCTGGAGAAGTTTGGATGTCAGATGGGCATGATTTGGAAATGATGTGTTATCAAGGTGATAAGAAAAAATCAAATGGTGATAGATACTTTGGCTCTCCAAAGTTAATAGTTTGGATTGATGTAAAAAGTAGGTTTATAGTTGGTTGGAGTCTGGCATGGAGTGAAACAACTGAAGCTATAGCTATAGCTTTAAAAAGAGGGATTGAAAAATATGGAGTACCTCAGCATTTATACACTGACAACGGGAAGGCATATAAATCTAAAGTTTTGAAAGGAACTGATGAACTAGATGGGATATATGCAAGTTTAGGAATAAATGTAGATCATGCAAGAGCATACAATGCTCAAGCAAAGCACATAGAAAGATGGTTTGTTGATTTCAAAGAAAGCTTTACAAAGCAATTTGCAACTTATAAAGGTGGAAATATTATAGAAAGACCTGAACATTTAAGAAGTTTTGCAATGCAAAAATTGGATAAAGGAGAAATCTTAGAACAATGGGAGCTTGAAGAGCTGATAGAAAAGTTTATAGAAACTAAAAATCATAATTATTATGCTTTAAGAAGAGCAGCAGGACTAAAAGCTCACAGAGGTAGAGGAATGAATAATAGAACACCACTTGAAGTGTTCCAGGAAGAAAATCCACTTGCAAATAGAAAAATGCTATCAGATCAAGAGCTTAGATTACTGTTCTTATATGAAGAAATAAGAACTATAAAACAAAATGGTATTGAATTTATGGGAAATACTTATGTAAATGAATACCTGTATTATCACCAAACTGAGAAATGTAAGATTAAGTATGATCCTCATGATTTAAGTTATATCTTTGTTTATCAGGAAACAGGGGAATTTTTATGTAAAGCTGAGCAATTAGGACTTGCTGGTTGGAAAGATGTTACTGCTATTAAAACACATAAGAAAAGACTTCAAAAAATTAGTAAGTTAAGTAAAGAGATTATGGGAATAAGAGAAGACATAAGAGATGATTTAGATTTAATTGATGCGACAATAGTTGAAGACACTAAGGCTATAGAAAACAAGAAAAAGAATGAAAAAGAAAGAATACTTATAGGTGAAGGAATATACTTAGAAGATTAGGAGGAATCATGGACGATTTAAGAACTAGATTAGAAATATTTTCAGAAGATAATAACATGAGCTTTACAAAAATAGCAAAAGCTATGGGTGTAGGAGCTAGTACATTAAGTGAATGGAGAAAAGGAACATACTCAGGAGATAATGAAGCATTTTCTGAAAAAGTAAGTGACTTTTTAGATAGACATAAAAGAAAAATAAAAAGAATAAATTTTTCAGTAAATACAGAAACTAAAAAGAGAGTTTTTCATGTGTTGAATACTATAAAGAAGTATGTATCTTCTAATATAACTGAAGGGATTATAGAAAGCTCTAAGATAGGTTATATATACGGAAGGGCAGGATTAGGAAAAACTCATGCTTTACAAGAATGGTTAAAATCTTATGGTGGTAGGGGAGTTTTAATAACAGCAGAAAATGGGATATCTAGTGTTGGACTTATTAAAAAAATAGCAAAAGAATTAAAACTTGATACAACAGGAAGTTCTGAAACTCTAAAAGATAGGATAAAAGATGCTATAAAACTAACAGAAACCATCATCATTATTGATGAAGGTGAACATTTAAAAGCAAATGTAATTGATATTGTAAGAAGCATAGCTGACCAAACAGGGGTTGGTGTAGTTATTGCAGGAACTGAAGTTTTAAAAAGTAAAATTTTATCAAGAAAAAAAGAATATGAATACTTATATTCAAGAGCTGTTGTAAATATTTCCTTAAAAGATTTAGCAATAGATGATGTTTCAAATATTGTAAAAGAATTTTTAAAAAATGAAATAGAACTATATAAAGAAACTGAGCTTCAAACATTAATCAGCTACATAAATATAGTTGTAAGAGGTTCAGCAAGAAACTTAGCAAATGTTTTAACTTCAAGCTATGAAATAGCTTTACAAAATAACTCATTAAAAATTGAAAAGAAATATATAGATGCTGCATTATCAACTCTAGCATTATAAAAAAAGGGGGAACTATGAAAGATAAGGTATTGACTGAAGAAGCTAAGAAAATTTTAAAACAAGAGTATGGGAAAGATGCTTTAAAAATTGATAAGGAATTAAATGAACTAGCTACTCTTTCAGTAAAAAGAAAGAACTACATTCAAGTAGCTAACAAAGGGAATTCAAAAGCTAGGGAAAACTATGTAAAAATTACTGAAGAAATAAAAAAAATTGTAGTACAAATAAACAAAAAACTTTCAAAAAATTAGTGTTGATTTGAATTGTGTTAAATGGAATTAGCAAGGCAAGGGAGAGAATAATATGAGAAAAAGACTAGCAATTGTTGTAACTTCTATATTAATTGTTGCTAATAATCAAGGAGGTTCAAATGTGGAAGTTAGAAAAAGGTGATATTGTAAATTGTATTGTTGCTGAAACTGGAGAACTTACAGAAGGAAAGAAATATAAAATATTAAATGTAAATTCAAGAATCAGTCAAGTTGAAATTATCAATGATAAAAAAGAGAAAAAAAGTTATTTAAGTGTGAGATTTGACAAGGAGGAATTATGAGTACATGGGCTTTAATAGGATTGTCGATAGCTTTATTAATAGCTGGTTTTAATATAGGTTATGACTATAGACATAAAAAAATATTTTTTAATAGAAAATACAAATACTGGATATGTTGCTATTATTGTGTAGATGGCGTTGGATCTGTTGGAGGATGGGCATTTACTTTTACTTCAAAAATGACTAGTACACAATTAAAAGCTTTTAGAGACCAACAAATTGAAAATTTAAAAAATGAGTTTAAGACAACAGATGTGAGATTTGTTATCTTAGATTTCAAGAGGTTAAAGGATTAAATATGGAATTTAAAGATCTATATATAATTGACGGAATAGTTTATCTATATAAGTATAATAACGGAGTTTATGCAGTATTAGAAGATATACTGACAGGTTATGAAGAGTTTGTAAGATTGGAGGAACTGAAACAATATGAGTATAAAAATTTATTGTGAAAATTGTGGAGCTGAGATAAAAGATGGAGAAAAATTTTATGAAGCTTGTCTTGGAGAGTTCTATTGTAAAGACTGTGTTAAAGAACAGACTTTAACTTATTTTACTGTTGATTCTGGACCTATAGGAACAAATGAAGACACAGGGATTTACTTTAATCACAAGCAATTAAAAGAAGAAATTGAGCAAAAAATTAAAGAGATTAATAAATGTATAGAGATTTACAAAAATGATAAGACAAGAGGTGGACAATTTACATTTAATTTCTTTAAGGAGAGAAAAAGACTACTAGAAGAAAAACTACAAGAATTTAAATAGGAGGATTTATGGACATTAAAAATTTAACTGCTGAAGAAAAAGAGGCACTAAGAAAACAATTTTTAGAAGAAGAAAAAAGTAAGGAAGCTAAAAGAAAAGAAAAAATAGAAGCTTATAAAAAGCTTGTTGATGAAACAGTAATGAGTTCAATAAAGAAAGTGAAAGAAGTTTCAGCACAAATTGCAATGACTAAGAAAGAAGTATTTGATGACTTTAAAAGTATAACAGAATTAAAAGCTGAATTATATGGAGTAAAAGAGAATCAACAATCTCACACATTTACAACAACTGATGGGAAAATATCTATAACATTAGGTTATAGAATGCTTGACAGTTTTGATGATACAGTTCATTCAGGCATAGAGAAGGTTAAAAGCTATATTTATAAATCTATTCAGGATGAAAATAGTCATTTACTTGAAATAGTGAACTTATTATTAAAGAAAGATAAAAATGGAAACTTGAAGGCTTCAAGAGTTATGGAGCTAGAAAAAATTGCTGGAAGTATAGATGATCCTGAACTAACTGAAGGAGTTAAAATAATAAAAGAAGCTTGGAAACCTTTAAAATCAAAGACATTTATTGAAGCATATTATAAAGATGAAAATGGGAACAAAGTCAATATTCCTCTTTCTATGACTACAGTAATGGAGGAAAAAAATGAAGAAGATAGAGAAACATCAAATTAAATATATTCATACTTTAAAGCATAAAGCAGGCTTAAAAGATGAAGATTATAGACTACTTTTAAAAAGTAAATTTAATAAAAATTCTAGTAAGGATCTCAGCTATAATCAGGCTGAGGTTCTTATAAAAATCTTAGATAGATTAATTAATGACTATGCAACAGAAAAGCAAAAAAACAAGTTAGATACATTATATAGCAAGGTTTACAAAGAAAAAGATAAAAAAGAATTCATTGAACATTATCTTGGAAAAGATAAAACCATGGATAATATGACAGTAAAAGAGTGTAGCAAATTAATTTATGTTCTGGAAGAGATACTTGAATGGCAGGAGAAAAGAAAACTGAAAAAATCTAATTTGGAGGTTGAGAATGTGGGAATGTAAATATTGTGGTGGAATAGTAGGAGCTAAAACATATCAAATAGAGGAATTAGATAAAAAAGGAGAATTTACAGGAAATAGTTTAAATCATTTTGATGTTGAAAGTTATCAATGTTCTGAATGTGGAGAGTATTCAGATGAACTTGAAAATATTGCTAATTGGGAGGAAGATTAATGAAAGAGATAAATATAACAAGACATGCTTTGATGAGATATGCTTCAAGAGTGCATAAAGCAAATATTGTAAGTGACAGAACTTGGGATATCTGGAAAAAAGCAAATGAAGAGAAAATTGAAGTTTTAGAAATTAGTATGAAAGAAGAATTTAAAGAGGCTAGATACATTAGCACAGCAGCATACGAAGGGAATAAAAAAGCAGAATTTTATATAAATGAGCAAATATTAATGACTTATGTAGTTGTTGGAGATAATTTAGTGACTTGCTATCCAATAGATTATGGTTTAGATGCTGAAGGAAATAGAGCAATGCTTAAAGTATTGTTTGAAAATCTAAAAAGAGCTGAAATTAAAGAGAATAATTTTGAAGACAAGTACTTTGAAAGAAAAACTGAAATTAATAATATAGTATCAATTGCTAATGCTGAAATAACTGAATTAAATAAAAAAATAGAAAAAATAAAAGGTAACAAAGCATTATTAGAACAAGAGTTAACAAATATAAATTTAGAGTACGAAACTATAAAAACAGTTATAAATTCAGCTAAAGAAAAGATTGTAAGAAGTAAAATGGCATTATAGAGGAAAATATGGAGAGCAGAGAAGTATTAGAGCTAATTCGTAGAGCTAAAGTTGGAGATAGTGAAGCAACTGGAATATTAATTGAAAGATATTTGAAGACAGTTAGAAAAATTAATCATAAGTGGGGAAATAGTGAGGATGGATTTCAAGAAGGTATATTTGGGATCTATCAAGCAATAAAAACCTATGATGAAAGTTATAGTACAAAATTTATGACACATTTATACTTTTATGTAGAAGCTAAAATAAGAAGATTTATAGACAAAGAAAGATATAGAGTTCCACAATATATTATTGAGTCAATCAAAAAAGGCGAAAAGGAAAGATTATATTTTTCAAGTTTAGAAAATTTAGAAATAAAAGATGAAAATGAGAGTAATGATAAATTAGAAAAAAAAGTGCTTATAGAAGAATTATTGAGATGTTGTACTATTCAAGAAAAAAAGGTTATAAGATACTTGTTTTTTGATGGGTATACTGGTGAAGAAGTAGCTAAAAAACTTCAAATATCAAGACAAAGAGTACATATAATAAAATTTAAAGCATTAGAAAAAATTAGAGGGCAGATTAAATAAAAGCGAGGATTAATCCTCGCTTTTTAAATATATTTCTCTTTTTGAAATTAAGAGTTTTAACTCTTCTAAATCTTCTAGAGTAGCATGATTATTAATAAAACTACGGGCTGTTGAACGATATGATAAGTATTGATTTTTTTTTGGATTTTTTTTTCGGTATGACTTATTTGCTTTTTTTTGAGATTCTGATACTGCCATAGAGATCCTCCTTTTACACAAATTTTAAAATAATAGATACTGTAACTGCAATGATTCCTAAAATTAAAATTAAGATTTGAATTTTTTCTTTAAACATAGTATAATTGAGTAAGAGATAAGGTACTTGGGGAATTTCTTCCCCTTTCCCTTTGTTGTTTTAAAAGAATAATTGAAGTAGTTCTATAATTACTTTAACTATCTCTAATATGGCGAGTATTATTGATAGTGTAATTAAGATTTCTTCAGTTGTTCTTTTTTTCTTTTTCCTACTCACTTTCTCACCTCCTTATGTATTTATTATACACCATAGTGTATAAAATGTCAAGCTTTTTTTATTGAAAACTAAAAAATAATATGATATATTTTAATATATTTAATCATTTTATTAAGGGGGATTGTTTATGTTTGGAATATTTGGTGAAAAAGGAATTTGCTCAATTTGTGGAAAAGAAAAAACAAGTAAAAAACTAAGTGATGGTTTTGTATGTAGTAAATGTCTGGATTTATGTGGAAATAATAGAAATACTTTTAAAAAATTACAAGAAACAACAAAAAACGAAATCCTTGAAGAAATTGAAAAAGAAAAACAAGCAAACTCAGATATTACTAATTTTGTAGAAACAAGAGGAGTAGGAAAATTAATAAAGTTTGATGATAATGCAAAGAAATTAATATTTCCTAAGACATTATTAAGAAAAGCTAGAATTTATAATTACTCTGAGGTATTAGAATATGAAATTCTTGAAGATGGAAATGCTATAACAAAAGGTGGACTTGGAAGTGCAATAGTTGGGGGAGCACTTTTTGGTGGAATAGGAGCAGTTGTTGGAGGACTTACTGGTGGAAAGAAAGTAAAAGAAGTTGTTAAAAGCTTGAAAGTAAAAATTGTCTTAGATAATAAGATAGTTCCAGCTGAATATATAGAATTATTAACAACTGAGTTCAAAAAAGACGGTTTTGTGTATAGAGTAGCAAAGCAACAAGCTGAAGATATAGTTGCTATTCTAGCTTCAATTGTTGCTGAAAATGAAAAAAATCAAGCTAATAACTCTAATGTACAAAATACAAATGATCCAATAACAGAAGTAAAAAGATATAAAGAACTTTTAGATAATGGAATCATTACGCAAGAAGAGTTTGAAAAAAAGAAAAAAGAATTGCTTAATTTATAAAAATAAAGATTTAATATTTTATAGAAAAGGAGGGAGCTAAGAATGTCTAAAAAATATTTAAGTGTTGCTCAAGTAGCTAAAAGATTAGGAGTTAGCACGGAAACAGTTTATAACTACTGTAAAAGAGGTCTTTTAGGAGGGCAATATATAAAAAATAATGTAAAAGGAACTTGGAAAATTGATTTAGAAAGCCTTGAACTATTAGAAAAAGAAAGCACCTTTAAAAGCTCTCACCAAATAAAAAAAGAGTTAAACTATAGTTTATTTTAATAATTACTTTATGTTTGGAGGAAGTATGGCTGAAGAAAATAAAAAAAGATGTGGTTTAATAATGCCAATATCAAGTATGACAGGTATAAATATTAAATATACTGCTGAACACTGGGAAGAAGTGAAACTTACTCTTATGGAATTTTTAGGAAATGATTATAATGTCAACCTAGTTAGTAATGGAACTGGGATAATCCAGACAGAAATATTAAATTCAATATTTAGTAGTGATATTGTTATATGTGATATAAGTGGAAGCAATCCAAATGTAATGTTTGAGCTAGGTTTAAGAATAGCTTTAAACAAAAGAGTTCTTGTAATATATGATAATAGCAAGAATACAAATAAAGGAGTTCCATTTGACATAAATGCGATACCTTATTTAGAATATTCAGAAGATCTTAATAGATTTCAAATGAAAAAATTTGAAGAAAATTTAAAAGTA